CAATCAATTTCCGTAATCCGTGATCCAAATGGAAGATCAGTACGGCTAATGGGACCAGTTCCATTGAGCATGTGCCCCCACTTAGACACATAAAATGCCTGCGAATGTTCCAGGATACGATTCGTCCTGGAGCCTACCACCTTCTCAATCTCTTGGTGTTGGTTCACATAACCTGGATCGATGCACTTTGACCCAATATCTGTGGGAATTATTCGCTCAACCCCAATAGAGTTATGAGTGAATCCCCAGTCATGGGACTCTGCGATTGATAACTTATTACGATCATATTGCTGCCAGATACGCTTGAGCCAATCCGCATCGCCGCAATAACACCCTAAGTATCGCTCATCAAACCAGCCGACTTGCTGCAAAACTTTCTTTTTCACATAAAAGAATTGGTCCCCACCTGGTCCCCAGATCAAATCATATTTATCTTTGTTCTGGAGAATCAAATCACGAAATGCTGTGGGGTCGGTAATAAAGGTATCATCCTGAACGCAAATCATCTCATCGGCATCTTTGAATCCCTTGAGAAAAATGTTATTCCAGGATCTGGCGCAGTAAGACGTGGCTTCAGGATCGGAAAGAGTGTTATGAAGGATAAAGAGTTTGCCAGCGTCGAGCAATTTCCTATTATCATCAGTCAATCCTATATCTGGATGATTGGTATAGATTTTTACATCTGTCCAATCTTTGAAGGCATTGATCTGCCGGTTGAGGGCTTGGGGCCTATCAAATGTCAGAATCCATGTATTCATAATTACCTCCAAAACGGCAAGTCATGGGTCGCTGGTCCCAGTGTAAACCCTGCCTGTGTCAAAATGTTCATTACTGCTGCATCATCATTGCCGTATAATTTAATACGTCCTGCTCGGACATCCAAGATTCGTTCAGCCAAGCTCTCCAAACACATCTCCCCACGAAATGGGACATCAATACGGAGATAATCTATATCATCAATACTATATAGGTGCATGAAGGTATCCAGTCTGATTGTCCATGTCATATTGAACGTGATTTTCTTTGAGGTAAAAAAATCAGGCTGGAGTGTACTCTGTCCATCTGGATATTGAAACAGCGGTTCCTGATTATCTCCAATATCAATCGCAAATGGAAGTACGTTCAGTCTTGGATAGAATCGTGATCTAATGAATAATTCCCGAAAGTCAGAGGTGGTGGGTTCAAAGGCGTAGACAATAACATCACAGTCCAAATGTTCCATTGGTTCTTCAAAAAAAGAAAATGTTTCAGCCCCCCTATAGGCTCCCACCTCTACAATAGTCTTCATATCTACCTCGTAACCATCCAGAATCGGCGTTGACCTTGATGAAATCCTCCATCATTCTTAGATTTCCAGCTATAGTCTCCCCAGGGTTTGGCGTCCACGTCTTCATCATCGTAACGAGTGAATGTGGCACCTAATGAAGTTAGATAATTCTCCAAACATTGTGCCGACATAATCGTACCAGTTCGATTGAGTGCCTGATCGTAATTGTCAATTTCGGCCACTTTTCTCTCACAGAGTGGATCATCAGAGTCTACAATTTCTGTTTCCAGGCACATTAAGCTGGTATGTTCTAGTGCACATTTGAGGTCTTGTCTCCAATTTTCAAGATGATACAAGACACCCCAATGTACAACCAAATCAAACCAAACCATATGATTGGGTGAGAACCGCCGATCAAAGACCCCATCAATGGCCCAATCCTTATCCTGATCCATCACATGGGCATTCAATCCCAGACTCTTTAGAAAATCAACATGCAGTGCTCGGCCATCCGTAAAGGTGACGTTGGCACCAGCCACAATTAATGCACGTCCATTCATCCCATGACCAGATCCCACCTCCAACACAGACTTCCCCTCAAACCACCCTGGACCCAGAATACGGGCCAATTTATTGAGGCGAGAGAGATTCCAAGCTGCCTGACCCGCATGATTAAAATAATTTCCGTTATACGTTGTCATGGTGCTCCAAATAGGTTTTGAGGTCTTCGGGAGTTCCAAGCCCCCACATTTTCTCAATGTTCTTCACGCGAATTCTCTTTCCATCCTGAATCGCTTCATTGAACACCGGACACACATAGAATTCATTGTTTGTGCGAATGTTCTTTGCGATCATTTGTTCGGCATACTTCACGTAGTCTGAACCGAGTTTCCAATAATAAATTCCCACACTGGCAATATCAGAGATGGGTTTCTTCTCAGCTACTTCTGCCACAAATCCATGCTCATCCAATCTGGCGTAGGACCACTTGGGATGGACTGACTTGAAGGTCAACAATCCTCCATCAATACCATCAGCCGTGAACGCATACAAGCATTCATTTGAGTTCCACTCGATGAACTGATCGGAATTGGCGATAAGCAACGGATCAAAATTATCAATAAGTTGCTTCGCCAGTAATGTCGTGCAGGCGGCTCCTTCGGTGACACCATCTACTTGTATGATGTCGCATCCTGGTGCAATCATATTCAACATGTACTTGAGTTGGAACTTCTCATAATGCTCTTTCTGTACTATGAATATATAGTGAGCATCGATATTGAGATTTTCCACCACTACCTGGATCATAGGCTTGCCGTTCACTTCAATGAGTGGTTTGGGAAATGTGTAGCCAGCTTGAGCGAAACGTGATCCATGCCCCGCCATGGGAATCAACACATTCATCTTCTTATTGCGCCAAGGAATAGCGGATTTCTTGGCACCATCAAAATACTCGATGATTGAATCGCATAATGATTGGTTGACATCATTCTGATCGCGCACGGGGATTAAATGTCCACCCGATGCTATCGCTCCTTCACGTCCAATGTGACTGTCCTCAATAATAACCGTGTTCTTTGTATCGGTCTTGAGTGCAATCATACACTTCCAATAACCATCCGGTGATGGTTTGGGATTCTTTACATCTTCATTAGATACAAAGAAGTCAACCTGTTCCATAATACCCAGTCGTGACAATGCCATCACCAAAGTCATACGAATGGAATTACTATAAACTGCATTTTGAATACCGTTCATTTTGAGAATTTCAAAGATGCCTTGGAGTTCAGGATTTGGTTGAATATCCTGATACATTTCAATTGTGTACCGCTGTTTCGATTTCCAAATCAGATCGTAGAATGTTGCAGGTAGTCCCTTTTCTTTCGTGAGAAGCAACAGTTTTTTCGTTGTAGGTAGTCCATCATATTTCGACAAATGCTCATCCCATGAAATGATAAATTTGTGGCTCACATCTGAGAGTGCCTGATTCAATGCTTTGAAGTGCATTTCTCTTGAAGAAATAAGAACACCGTCCAAATCCCATATCACCATCTTATTGCTCATAGGGGAATCCCTTCTTATCATTATCGCGGTGGACTTTGTTGTGCCGTACAATTGCATTGGGGTTGCACACCATTGGTCCTCTGTGACGCACCCTCAGCGACCACTCCACATCTTCTGCTGACCCAGGCTTCATCTCCTCATTGAAGGGATGTTCTCTAAGAAAATCTCTCTTCACCAAGAAGTATCCACCACTGACATATTGGTATTGGGTCTGACTCCAATCATTGTAGTGAAGGGAGTGATATCGTGGAAGTGTGGGGTGATCCAGAATCACCCAATCAGTAAAATGCCGTTTGCCATTAAGGAGGTATTGTGGGTTTGAGGCAATCTCCCAGGTGTAGTGCTCATTAAATGCCACCCAGTTCTTATACCAGTCTTTGTCAAACAGATAATAATCATGAATGAGGCAGAGCGTCTCATGTCGTGCGAACTTCGCCGCAAGGTTCTTCTTCACTGGCGTCCATCCATCTGTCAAAATATGTTGCACAGAAGGATCAACGTGTCCCCAATCATGCTGATATGATCCCATTACGAGAATTTCTACATTCGGAATGGCTAGAGCTTTGATAGAGGCAATCACGGCATTCAGTCGAGGCACATCTTCATAGGTACTCATAATGCCAAATGTCACGTTCATGATATCCTCTTACATTTGAAACCTTTACTCTGGGAGTAGACACCTTTAGCCACTTGACACATATTGGCCTGATTAAGATTATGAGTTCGACAAAATAATCTTAGATTCTTGATAATTTCACACCGTCCATCAGGAAAAATTATAGAATAGGAACCAGATTTTGAATATGCGAGTGACTTCCGGTGCTCGATAGCCTTCACTGATGATTTCAATGAGATACTAAGTTTATTTCGCTTCTCAGGATCTTCCCAAAGTTTTTTAGCTGAGATGCTCCACTTGGCCCGAACTTTTGGATCATCGTGAATCTTTTTCCTAGCAGCAATGGCCTTTATGGAAGTCTTATGGGACATACTATTTTTAGCTCTAGATGCAAGATCACCAGCAAATCTCTTTCTATGTGCGATAGCTTTTGTTGAACTTTTTAGAGACTTGCTGGTCTTATCCCGTTCGTTGATATCTAAATACCGCCTTATCATCGCTTCACTCATTTTCTTCTTATGGTTTTCAGTTTTGGGTCCCTGATTAAAGAATGGTGCTTCATTATTGTGCATATTATAATATGTGGGATCATTTCTAACATCCATTTCTTGAAGCATCTGAGACTCAAGATGATACATGATTTCCCAAGTCCCAGTATCCAGAATTTCTCTTGTGAAATCGTGTGGTCTCCTTTTATACTCTACCTTCATGGCATCACTAGAGCATACATACCCATCATCTTCTCTTCCTTTATGAGATCCGATATAGTGCATATCTCTCAGGTGATCTGTCCATTTATACACAAAGGCTTCTTCCATATGTTCCTATTTGAGTATAGTGAGGATATCATTTACTGTATGTTGGATCAAATGTGTGGATATTACATACTTTTGAGCCTCTAAAATTTGAGTCTTGTCCACACCAACAAACGAGGTTAAGTATTCATCAAGTTCCTGGGGTGAGTTATATGTGTAGCCAAACTCTTTCATAGTCTCTGCTCCCGCAATACATCGTGCTGCCCAGGGAGTCATATTTAGGGAGCTTTCAAGCAAAACCAATCCAAATCCCTCCGAGATGCTGTCCATGACATATAGGTCAGCATCCAGCAAAGCATCAAGCATATTTTGACGTTCGGGAAAGAGAAATGTCCGTATAAATTCCTCATTAGGAGGCATGATCCCAAACCGATTATCATACCCAGTGAGCACCAAAGTTACATCATTTCTTTTGAGATTCTTAAATATCTTTATCAGACCATCGAAATTTTTGTTAAGCCAATATCCTCCAGAAGAGAGAAACATATAAGGTGTTGTGATACCATACTTCTCTCGAAATCCTGTACGTCCCACCGAAGTCTTGCCATTGATACCATGACGCACCCGCACCGCACGATCCTGGGCCTTGTAGGCCTGCACATGTCGCCAATCCGCCAACGTAGAACACCCAATATATGCCACTTTATGAAGCGCCTCTACACACTGCGGGGAATTTGAAGGAAGGATCAACATGTAAAGGACTGGTCCACCCAGTCTGTCGGAGTTCTTGAGGACATAATTCTGTATGCCAACGTCGCCGCCATGAACTATAATAAGATCCCACTGATCTTGAAGTATCATGGGCTCCGAGGACACTACCACTCCGTTGAAATTTCCCCTATGTTCACCCGCAAAGACTGCAACATAATGACCACGAGACTTCATTTCTTCGGCCATGTCGCGCACATAATTCTCTGATCCCCCAGGATAGGGGGCATACCGATGAACGACGAACAAAATGCGTCTAATTTTATTCATGACCATCACTGGTGTTTTCATGGATGGCGATGATTCTGGGGCAAAACTTGTCATGAGTAGATCCGTTCAAAGGCAGCTTTGATCGCTGGAACACGGTCCCATTGGTGCACAATCGCATAGGCTTCCCCAGTGGGACACACGACCGTCTCCATATCCAGGTCAAAACGTGGTAAGGCTTCGGTGATGAATGGTAAATAGGCACCGATCTTGTTCGGGTCCATTGTTGTACCTAACTGCGCTGCCCATGGCTCTGCGTGGGTGCACACGTCTGTGACATGATCGTAAATTGAAGTTGAGAGAAGAAGATTCAGTGCAGCTTGGTCAGGACCACCACCTCCAGGAACGTGCTGTGTCGTTCCATGAGAGAGAAGATAGATGGACTTACAGAGTCCCATGAACACATCAAATTTTCCAGCCAGGACTCCACAGTTGATAATGGTATTTTCTTTGTGCCTCTCATACATGAATGGGCCAAAAGATTGAAGGAGATTATTTGCACCCCATGGCTCGTGCTGGTAGGATATGGCCTCTGAGGACATGACCAAATCTACACAACTCCTATGAGAGCGGTCAAGAAA